CTTTGATAAACAGCAAAAGCTGGAGTGTTTTTCATGTTACTAGCAAGTGTTATTGTTTTGCTAGAAAAATCTAAAGAACTGCCAAGTTGTGCAGTTCCAACAGATGCGTTTGGTGNATTAACAGTTTGTAAAGCTCTGCCTANAAACACACAGTACATAGTATCTGTACCATTTGTAAGTGCAGCAGATAAANTAAGTGTAGTGCCAGATGCAGTNTATGCTTTACCTGATCCTGGTTCTTGAACAACATTATTAACTACCAGTCTAATATCGTTTTCATTTACAACACTATGACTAAGTGTGTATGCAGTTTGAGAATTAACAATTGTAAATACTTGTTTCTCAAAACTAGCAAAACTTTCTGCTGGTATATTACCTATGTAAGCCATTTATATAATCCTTATGTACTAATTGAATCTACTACTGATAAAATGCAGTCTACAGCACTTCCTGTGTCTGATAATGCTTCAACACTATCACCAGATTGTAAAACTACTTTACTACCACCATCAATAAGTTCTAAAGAACCTCCTGCTGGTATTGGTGCATCTTTTATCAAATAATAGCTTGTGCTAGAGTTTTTAACAGTTGCATCTACAGTAACTGCTGTTGTGCCTTTATTAGCAAATCTCATGCCAATAATTGCATCATCACTATCAGCTGCTGCTCTTACTTCTGTAGCTGATGTACCTATGCTGCTTTTTAAAACTCTTTCAAAATCTTGTGCCATTATTTTATCCTTTTATTATTATTTTTATTATAAAGCAATTGCCATTGCAACAGCAAATCCAGCACTAGCTTTGCTAGAATTTGCGTCAACTAAAGTTACTACTCTTGATAAAGCTGCTTTTCTTTCAGTACCATTTGCACCATCATCAACAATAATTAAATCTGATGTAGTTAAATCAGCACCAATATCAGTTGCTCCATCTATTTCTAATGCACCTATATCTACTTTACCTGCAGTACTAATAGTTGCTAATTTTGAATCTGCAATACTATTTATTGCAAGTGTAATATTTCCTGAAGATGTAACAGGCGTACTACCAACTGTAAACTCTCCAGCACCAGAATCAGCTATACCTATACTAGTTACTGTTCCAGTATTGGAAGGTGTAATAACTGAAAATGTAATAGTATCAGATCCTAATGATGCTGTATTATTAGTTGTGCAAAGAAATATTTTATTATCATTTGTTGATCCTTGATTAATTACAACCATTTGACCAGATAACTCTGCAATAGTATCATATTCTGTATCTCTACTTGCAGTACCACTAGCTACAACTGTATATAATCCATTTTGTGATCCTGTAGATTGATCTTTAACTAATACTCTGTCTCCAGTAGCAAGAGTTACTCCATCAATAGTATCACCATTTTGTAAATCTGCTGATAAATCTACATTAGCTGTAGTAGCACATTCAGCTACAATTCTAGTTCTTAGTCCTGCAACTGCATCATTAACATATGATGTTGTTGCTTTAGTATCTATCTGTGTTTGGATAGCAGAAGATACTCCATTAAGATAACCAAATTCTGTATTAGAAATTGTACCATCATGAATTTTAGTAGCTGCAATTGCTGCACTAGAATTTATATCTGCATTAACAATAGAATCATCTACAATTTTAGATGAGTTTACTGAACTTGCAGCAAGTTTAGCAAGGGTTACATTAGCATCTGCTATATGTGCAGTATCAATACTGCCATCTACATAATGCTCTGAGTCTATACTGTCATCTGCTATTTTTGCATTTGTAACAGCATCAGCATTTATTTTAGCTGTAGTTACTGCGTTACTTCCTATTTTAGCTGCTGTAACTTGTGAATCAGCTATGTGAGCTGTATCAATAGATGCATCTGTGTAGTGTTCACTATTAATAGCATCATCAGCTATTTTAGCACCAGTAATTGCATCTGCTGCGATTTTAGCTGTTGTTACATTTGCATCTGTAATTTTTGCTGTAGTAATTGCTGTATCTGCAATTTTGGCTGTAGTTACTTGTGAGTCTGCAATATGAGCTGTGTCTATAGAAGCATCAGTATAATGTTCTGAGTTTATAGCATCATCTGCTATCTTAGCTCCAGTTACAGCGTCAGCTGCAATCTTAGCTGTAGATACAGAACTAGATTTTAGATTAGCAGCATCAATAACATCTTCAGGTATTGAATCATTTGTTTGTAGAAAGTACACCTACATAGATTGTAAGAGTCTCACTAGATAATGATCCACTATCCCAAGTAACATTTACTGTTGTATTTGTTGAAAATGATGAGCTAGATATAGTTCCAACTATTGTTCCAGTAGATGATCCTACTGCTTTAATTCTTCTTCCAGCATGGTAAAATGATGTAACNTNAGATCCAGATATTGTNAAAGATGTAGCACTAGCATATGCTGCTGTAAATGATCCATCTCCATCACCATATATAACCCATTGAGAGTCATTGTANAACTCTCTTATATCAGCTGCAAAAGCTCTAAAGGCATTGTTAATATTAGAAGGTAACATTCCTTCTGCAATACTAACTCCTCCTACTGAACTGTTGTTTGCTGCTGTTGAACTATAGTCTTTTATTCCTGCCATATTTCTCCTTAATTCATAAACCAAGCAAAAGCTTTATCGCTTTCTGTATTGTTCTTATTTATTAATCTGTTTACTGCTTCTTCAAGTTGTCTTTGAAAAAATTCTTGTGTTTCAAATGAATATCTTACATTATCAATATTAGTTTTCTCACTCATCTTATACCTGCCCTTGTTGCTAGAAAGTCTACGCCTTGTGCATGTGTAAATGTAGTGCCTGATGCAACTTTAACATTAGCTCTAATATATCTACCAGACTTACGTACTGGATTCATACCACTTGCGTTTTGTGTTACTGATGATGATTCTGTTTCGTCATCTGCAACTTTTTCTCTTGTTTTAACTGTTAATGTAGATGATGCGTCTACAATAGGTCTAACCCCAGTTACATTAGCTCTTTGTCCAGGAAAAGGTTCTAATTCAGATGTTTCTACTTCACATTCATTATTAGTTCCTGAAAAAATAGCTGCTTTAAAATCGTTATCAATAGCTCCTAGAAACAACTGTCCACCACTCCAAAAGTCTGTATCTAGAGCTGCGTTAATGTTTTCTAAATTTTGAGATATAATATCCATTAATTCTACTGTATATGCTCCTACAAACTGAGAAAAGATTGTACTAGCATTTGTTTCACCAAGAGTCCATTTTTTAGTTGCATAGTTATATATTAACATTCTATCACATATACCTGTTGTATTTGAAGTATTATTAACGCTTGGGTACAACCATATAGCTAATTGATTAAATGGATCTACAGCTGCACATATTCTATCTGTAAATGCTTTGTTTACATTAAGATCAAAAAATCTATTTATTTTCTCTGCACCAATAGGTGTAATAGAATCACCAGTTAATTGATAGAAACCATCATCAGAATAAAAGAATACATTTCTATTATCTTGACATACTGTTCTACCATAAACAGCTCCTCTATTTGGTGATATTACTGATAGTCTAAATACAACTGCTCCACCAACATAGTCCATACGAATTATTTGATTTTGCCTAAATACATATCCTACCTCACCAGAGGTTATTGCTACTACCTGTCCACCAGAGCCAGGCAAATCTTGAAAGTCTGATTGTTTACCTGTCCATGTACTAACATCATTAATACCTGACCATTGTATTCTATTAGTATTATTTGTGTGGTTACCTGTAACAAAAAAGTCTCGAACAACTCCTGATACTCTAAATACTGGTACAGTTCCTGCACTAGCTATAGAACTTAGATTAGCAAAGTTAGTTGATGTACCCATTAAATAATATTGTGGTGCATCTACACCATTACTAGCAATAACGTATTGACCAAATTGTGTAAATGTAAAGTAATCTGTATCACTACCACTTAAACTAGATTTTCTAGATGTAAATGTACCTGATGCTAATTGAAATATATCAGAGTTTGATGCTGTAAAATTGTATACAGTATTAGTATTATCTCTAAAAGATCCTGCACCTCTAGAATCTTTTGCCATATTATTTGCACTATAAGCTACAAGAGATGGAAATCTCTTATAACTATTTATTGTATGATATACATTAGTAGCTACGTTTGCTCCTGGATTTAAGTGTTCAGGTTGATCTGGTAGCCATTCTCCAAAAGGTACTTGCATTATCTTTGCCTATAAAATGATAAATCTGTTTGTACATCTGTTCTTTGTGTAACAGGTGCACCTCCATATGAATCTTGTCTATCGTTATTCTCACATCTTTCTAATGCAGTAGAATACATTTGTAACCATTGTGATAGTTGTGTTTGATCTATTCCACCAAGAAAGTTAGCTGCATGATATAAAGATCCATATAAATATATAGCAGGATGATTTGCTAAGATGTAATTTGATGTATTAGTATCACTAAGAGCTGATATACTTTTATAGTATGATAAGTAACCAGTATAGCTAGTATCAGGGGCAGGACCAAATCTGAAAGTTTCTGCTTCATTATCACTCTCTATTGTGTATGCTCTAGGTCTACCAGTACGAGAACCACCTTTAATTTCAAATAAATTATGTGGTGTGATATATTCTAAAGGATACTTAATTGATGATAGTAAGATATAAAATGATCTTACAGCTATAAATCCTGTAGGTACAGATTCTGTTTCACTATCTATTGTGATAGTATCAATCTGTTCCATTTGTCTAATTCTTAATTTAGCATTGAAGTCAGCTTCTGTTAATTTAATGAAATCATCTTGTATCTCAGTTGTAAGATCTGATCTATTCAAGAAGTTTGCTATAGATGCTTTTAATTCTGTATATGTTGATAATGCCATTATAAACTGCCTTCTGCTGTTCTAAAATACTTAAACTCACTAGAGTTAAGTTTAGTTCTCATTATTTTTCTTTGTATTTCTTTTGGTAACCCAAACCAATTGTTGCTACCATTATATTCTTTTGCCCAGATCTGTAGTACTAATGGTGGTACACTAGCTACTCGTTTCATTTCTTTTTGAGAAGAAACCCATCCTTTGTCATGATTGTATAACTCTTTATTTCTTTTCAACAAAGGATTTACATCCTGTGAATTATTAATAGTTAGCTTACCATCTGACTCTTGAATATACTTAGTCTTTATTCCACCATCGTATTCTACAGATCGAACTTTTCCCATTACTCTGT